TGGTTGGACGGAATTCATCTACCGTTTGTTGATAGATCTTCTGATGAATAGGGCCAGTTACGTTAGTAGCTGCTCCATCAACAGCCCCACCAAACAATGGCTGTGCTGTTACAGCCACAGCTTCTCCCTGCAAATACATCGCAAGATGTCGATATGGAGTACCAGACTCCAACGTGATAACCTGGACATCTCCAGGATCACCAGCTGCAGCTAATTCGACAACCTTGGCAATTTGCAGGAATTCAGTATTCATCGTCTACCCCTTAGCCAGCGGTTGCCTCTGAAGCTGGCTCATCCTTGTCGCTTTCTGCATCAATGCGATTAGCCATTTCGTTCTTCGCCCACTTCTTTACAGTCTTGTAAAAAGCATGGGCTCGGATGTGCTCAAGATCATCCATGCTAAGATTCGGAATGTCCTGCAGGGACTCCAAAAGCTCCTGAGCAGACATGCGTTCTTCCTCAGGAATCTCAGCTTTAACCTGATTGCATAGATGAAGAACGCGAGGATTGATTATCTCATCCTCTGCAACCACGTCATTGTGTGCCACCCTTTGGCGCTCACCAAAACGAGCAGCACCACCAGGACCAGTACCCTTCTCCACTACCTCATGAATAGGATCTGGTGAACGGTCTGAAACCGGCTCACGCATGGTACGATCTGCTGTACGACGACGCTTCTCTTCAGAAGCATCGATAGCCGCATCAACATCTGGCTTTCCTGCGGTATCAGTCAGACCACGTACTTTAGCCAACTTCTTAAAGTAAGCTTCGTACTCTTGCTGCTCCAAAAGTTGAAGAGCCGGAGGACGACGGCTCAACATCTTACGAAAATCCATCGAATTCTTGATGGCGTTGAATGGGATATGCTGTGTCAAATTGATAGGATCACGATTGTGTGGAAATGTAAAACCCTCCACACGACCTTCACCTAGAGGAAATTCGCATGAAACCTGTGCGTCTGCCAGGTTCTGAACATAGACATCCTTTTCCTCTCTGAATGCCTCTGTGAAATTACGGATAGCCATCTGCTTTCTCCTAATTGAAGACACAGGCTTGGGTTTTAGAAGCATTATGGTAAAGGGGTCTTTGCAGACCACCTTTGCACTTCCCTGCTTGACGTACTTCCGCGCTAGCGGAGGTTTGGTATATTCCAAGAATCTTTTCTCGGAATCTAACACCAACACGCCTTGCCAGGGGCGCTTCGACATGCACAGGCCGGTCCTCATTGTTTGTGCCACCGAAGCGACACGGGTTTTTCACCCACCTTGTCCTGCCAACCCGGACCATCCGAGTATGGAGACAGTTTGTATTGCCAAAGTGGCAAACTCCTTGCCGAAGCAAGGGTAAAGCCCGGTAAGGGGAGTGGTGGAACTCCCCTACCGGGCACTTAATTACCCAATGCTGCTGAGTCGGAATTACTTCCGACCCTTAGCAACGGCGCGGGCATTCGGAATACCGAAGCCAACGATCTCACCGAACGCCCAACCCTTCACCAGACGACGCTGGTTGAACATGTTGAACGGTTCAGAGAACAGCTCAACACGAACGCCCATCTCGCCCAGGTACTCAGAGCCAGTCGCGGCGTAGAACGTACCCGCAGGCACGACTTCCTCAACGCCAGTACCAGCAGCGGTGATGATCTGAGCATTGAGGATGTTGCCAATGTAACCGGCGAGGATCAACTCGCGCTCGGTCACAGGGTCAACCGCCGTGCTCATCGTCTTCACCACGTCCGACAGCTCGGCGCGGTTGATGAGGAACTTCTCAACCATGAGGCGGTGACGCTCAACCTGGTAGCGAACGTCCTCGAACGCTGAGATGCCCAGCGTAGCGAAGATGGTCTCGCTGTTTACAGTGAGTGCCGCACGATCGAGGAGCGCCAGACCACGCTTATCCTCTTCCAGCTCAATCTCCTGACGGGCAGTGTCTTGAGCGCGGTCGAGAACATCGTAGTTCATCTGGTAGATGTCTTCGATGTCAACGGTCGGGAAGGCCGTAACCTTGAACTCCGAAGGCTGGATGAACCGACCATGGAGGCGAGACTCGATGGATTGACCATCCTGTCCCACAACCCACGCGGTTGCACGAACGTCCTTCGCAATGCGGAACAGCTCGCCCTGAGCGAGTGGACGCACGCGGTAGACCTTTCGAGCCCAACCCTCGTAGTCAATGATGTCCTTGATGGGCAAGAGCAGCTCCTGACCGACGATGGCAAAGCCTTCGTTGGTCGGATCCTGCATGGCGGCTGCGAGAACCTTGCGGCGGTCCTCAGCCTGCATGCCGGTGCTGGCCTCACGATAGAAGGTGCCCGGAGACGCCTTCTTGGTGACAGTGTTCAACAGATATGCAATCTGTTGCAACGCGTCCTTGTCGTCGTACGCGTTGACCTCACCCTTCTTGTCGAACATGCGGTTCGACAACTTCGTGGAACCAACTGCCTGACGGATGCCATCACGCGTAGTCTCGCCGCCAAAGGCAACGGGATTGAATTGACCACCCTCGTCCCATACCCTCTCCTGCTCAGCAGAAGTAAAGTTCTGACGGGAGTGGGCCGCTACGCGGTCCTGGGTCTGCTGATGATGCTGTACGGTCTGTGGATTTGCACCACGGGCCATCGCCGCACGCTGCTCGGGGGTAGGCTCAGATGCCTGCGGACGCGCCGCCGCCCCGGCTGCAGCAATACGTCGGTAAGGATTTACCACTGCGCTCATTGTTTTCATCTCCTTCAAAGTTTTGAAACTGTCATCTAGTAAAGGAATGGGGGCTTATTTAGCCCCCATTGCCGGGTTTACGTTACGGCACCGCTACAGGTGTGCCACCAAGGCGAACGCCAAGGAATGGATCATCTGCGGTCGGAACCTGGATGACATGTCCGACGAACTCACCCTCGGCAGGGTCCGAGGTGAAGAGACCCTCAAGACCAGCGGTTGCTCCACCACAGTACAAGTTCTTGGTAACACCCGTAAGGGTATAGACCTGAGCAGTGTCATACTGAGTGGTGAACAGCTGTGTGGCCTGGGTGATGACCGCAATTCGACCATCAGCAACGCTCACATCGTCAAGCTGATTGAAGAAGTTACGGCCCTGGAAGTCCAGGTCAGCCTGCGACAGTTCATGGGTGTACGAAGCATACACGGTCGTTGCAACCGGGATAGCACCAGCACCATTGTGCAAGAGCGTACCGTTGGTCGCATTAAGCGTGTAATCCGTGCCGCCACCAGTATATAGCGTCCCAGCAAAGCCAGGATCGCTACGTAGCTGGAAGTTGCTCACAAGCGGCTTCTTCAAGCTGATCGTAGAGGCAGCCAGAGGGAACGACACCGGCTCATCGACCTTAGTGGCCTTATACAAGCTGGTCTTGTTCCACTTCGCGACACCCAAGACTGGAAGGCCATCGCACTTGACGATGAAACCATCTGCATCCTGAGCTACCAACATCCCAGCCTCGAAAGACGCTGCATCAGCAGCCTTCCAAACGCCTGGGTCCTGTAAAATGATGGACCGGTTAAGATCCAACCCTCGTGGGAAAATGTCCGATTGGAATGATCCAAGACGAGGGCTATTTAGTCCCACTGCACCCATTTGTCTTTACCTCCTAAAGTAGTTGCAGAAAATGGGGCGAAGCCCCCGTTAAAAGTTTATACTCCAAAGCTAGCTCTTCTAGAAGCAACCTTTGTCGTACCTACAGCCTGCCGGATCGATGCTCTCTTCTGATCACGAGGAGTTGTTTGAACCTCCTGATGATTAGGGTTGAGCTGAAGATTTCCAGCTTTCGCAGCCACACGCATGCCACCATCGGCATCAGGCGAAACCCGATGTGTCAGTGAAGGTACATCCACTGGAACCGGAGCAACCTGCATGTTCTTGAGATCCGCTTCGACCTGCATGAGGGATTCATCCGACATACTCATGATCGAGGCAGCACGCTCAAAGAGGCCATCGATGAAACATTCCCAGGCTGGCTTGTCAGTACCATCCACGAGAGCTTCATTAAAAGCAGCCTCGGTAAGATTAACAGCTAGGTGTTGATCCATAGGCTCAAACACGTAGCCATCACCAAGGTCGCGAGTATTCGCTAAGACAATCCCAATAGATGTCTTAAGCGGTGAAAATTCCAAGTTAAGCGCCTGGCGCTGAGCCACAATCTTCATGGCTCGCAAGAAGCGATCTTGAAAATTAGCAATGAATTGCTTCTTCTCTTCTTCAAGAGCTGCGGTCTTGTCGGTAAGACGCTTGTTGTACATCTGTTCGAGTCGAGCCGCATGCTTCTTAGCATCGAAAGAAGCCTTTTTCTCACACTCACACGGTTCACACTTACAGGTCTTACACTTATCAGCAGCTGTCTTAATGGCTGTCTTACCAGAGTGATCAGTGGTGATATCATCAACTGCCGACTGACTCAGGTTCCAGTCAGGACGCTTCTCACGCTGATCGGAATCCTGCATTTCAGTGACTGAGAGACTATTTGGATCACGGTCATGTTGTTCATCCTCAACATCGGTATCACGACCGGTAAGGACATCAACACCCTTATAATCCTTTGTCTCATGCTTCTCTTTAGCATCACTAGTTTCACCAGTACCAGTGGCTGTCTCAGTCTCTTGGCTTTCGTCGTGTCTTTCTTGAGCATCAGTGTCCTGCTCTTCTAGAACAGAATCTGTCTGAATACGCTCTCTACCAGTCATATCATCCTGATAGTATTCAAGAACCTGAGCCTGCTTCGACTTGAGAACCTCAGTTAGACGAGGGCCAACCAAAGCATTGGTACGCTTAATAGCACCACCAAGTCCGTGCTCAGCAATCATGGTGAGAACGGCCTTCGCTAAGTCAGCGCCTTCATTACCAGCGACTTTACTATTCTTGTCGATAGAAGCTGGCTTCACTGCAAAGAGGGTTCCCTCTTCGTCATAAATGCGGACATTGCCCGCCTCAGTGATTTCAGCCTTGAGATGCTTATAGGAATTTGCAAAACGATGCATCGAAGGACCTCCGAGCTTGGCTAGTGCACGTGATAGAGTTTTTGATTCTACAGAGCCACGCCGCCCAGGTACAGGTGGTGCAGCTGGTGCTGGCAAAGGTGCCATGCCAGCAGCTGCTGGCGACATCTGCTGTCCTGGTCCCGCAGGGGTAAGGCCCATCGCTTCTGGTGTTATTTCTCCAATCGGAGTACCAAGATCTGGAGTTTCCTCTAGAGGCTTGTCCGATTCGAGTTCAACTTGCTCAGGATCATCAGTGATGTTTACATTAACATCACTACTTCTTTGAGCTGCCTTTTCAAAAGATGCGATTTTCTCAGCTACAGTACGCTCAAGTTGATTAAGCTTAGACTGAAGCATAAGAATTTCTGTCTCATTACGCATCTTATCATCTTTGGTAAGTTGCGCAACGCGAGCGGAAAGTTTCAGAATCTCATAGGATTCTGCTTTTACATCAGCCGGATCATGAACACGGCTATATTCATCATATACGACGCCTTCACACCACTCGAAGGATTTAGCTACCTTCTTGGGCTTTGCAGCTGTCTTACCATTTATACCGGTAATGATGAATGCTATTGGATTGAAGTTTGGTTCTGAATCATCATACTCACCACCCTTATTACGGATGTGAGCGCAGAACTCACTACGCGAATAGGCAACATTATTACAAACGTTGCAGCGAGTACGTAGACAAGAACAACCCATCGAACCATGCTTAAGAACACCAGACATAACACCATCGGCGAATGTCGGATCTTTTTTGGTATCGATAGCTACCAGTAGCTCAACAAATTCATCTTTTACTACTGTACCACACTTACGACAATGAATACCCGTTTCAGGATCACGACCTTCTACAGAGGCCGTCTTGTTTCTACAAGTATCATTAGGACAAGTATCAAGTGGTGCAGAACTATCATTATAATGTGCGTCTACAATGAATCCACGGGCATTCTTAGGATTCTCAGCGCGGTGATTAATATGGTGTGGTTTATTTTCGTAAGTGCGGTAAACTTGCTTTCCAAGACGATGATCGAATCGTAAAAGCTCAGCTTTATGAAAGGCATCTTTGTTCTCATTCGCAACGTTTGCCGTATTCCCGCGAATAGCCTCAAAGATGTAATTGCTCGGTTCAGCAGAGATATCATAAGCTTCAGCAACTAAAGCTAGTTTCTCTTTAATATTGATCGGTTGGATACCACTAAGGAATGCACTCTGCATCCCACCAGCTTCGAAACTAGCTTTCTTATCGAAGCT